ATTTCTTTAAGGACCAGGTCCTTCGCCCTCGCGATGGGATTCCTTCTCTCCGGGCATGTGCCCAGGGGCGTGTCGAATCTGGAGGTGCTTTCGGTTTTCTGTTCCGGAAGTTCATTCAGGACGCACGAGAGAATCTCGAGCCTGGCGCTGATCCTGTTCACAATCCCATGTGGACTGATCTTCGTCAACAGGTCTTGGACTGGGAGGCTGGGAAGAAGTCTTCCCTGGACGCTTCCGTCGCTCTTTGGAAGAGCCTCCTCGTTGACAGAAAGGAAGAGGGCCCAACGTTCTCCACTGAGGGTTCGGAGATTCTGCCGGATGCTCACATCCTGCAGCTCTTCGAGGATTGGATCGACCTTCATTGTCGAGCTACCCTTAATGGAAGGGAGCCAAATGTTGCCTTTCCCGCAACAGTTCCTGAGCCCCTGAAGATTCGGATGGTAACCAAAGGAAATCCTTTCCTTTATTACCGTGCTCTTGAACTTCAGAAGTTCATGCATGAAAGACTTCGGTCTAATCATGTCTTTGAGCTCATCGGTCACCCCGTCGATCTGGACTCCTTCTCTAGGAAGTTTGGAAAGACCTTGCGTGATGATGAGTTCTTTGTTTCTGGAGACTATATTGCGTCAACCGACAATATAGACCCAGAGATGAGCCGGGCTACATGGAACTCGATCTGTCAGTATAGTTCAACTTTTGTTGGCTATACGAATCGACCTCTTTGCGTCGATGATCCAGGAGCCGAAGGGCTTTTGGATGACCCCCGGAAAGAGAAGGAATCCGAAAGGGTTCAACTTCTCTTCTCACCCTATTACGAAATAGGGCGGGCATGTCTGACAGATCATTTTCTTGGATACTGTCCTCCGGAGCAAACTGAAGAAAAGTTTGAATCTGAAGTATCCAAGTGGTCTCCCTCACACGGTCCTCCCCCTCCCGGTGTGTTCCAACAGAAGTGGGGACAGCTCATGGGTTCTCCTATGAGTTTTCCCATTCTCTGCATTGTGAATGTGGCCGCCACCATCACTGCGATGGACTGGGACCCCTTTGTGGTTCTGGCCGACGAGAATTTCCCCCTTCTCGTCAACGGTGATGATATAGCCTTTATTGCGAATCCCAAGCAATATCGGGCGTGGAGTCTACTCACAATTGAGGTAGGACTTATCAAATCTCTTGGTAAGAACTATACCTCCCGGGATTTCTGTCTTATCAACACCGAATTCCATCTGGTTACAGATGAAATCGAACGACTTGAAATCGGAGATACACTCGATTTCTGGGAGTATCGGAAGTTCAAGGTTATCCCTTTTGTTAACCTCTCATTACTTCTCGGTATAGAAAGAAAAGGTCCAAAGGCCGGACAGGACATTCGACCGGATTTGCACTGGTGGGAGTTGGGCTCTCGTGCCCAGCAACTTGTCTCCTTCTTCTCTCAGAAGGAGGCAGACTCCCTGCTCCGACAGTTCATCCGAAATCATTGTGAGATCCTTCATGAGGTTCCCACCGGATGTTCCTGGTTTGTGTCGCGGTCGCTCTGTGGTGCTGGTCTTCCAGTCACCCGACCCTCCTTAACAATTTCTGGGCCTGAGCTCCACTTCGCTGCATACGTTAGTATGCTGGATCTCAAGAAGAGAGCTCAGTTGTTAAGGAGACCGACCCTCGCCGGTGAAAA